GAAAAATCAGATGAATCCAGATCATGTATATATTAAACTCTTACCGGAGATTGAAAAGAAATGATACTACATATAGCTATGATTTTTGCAACGTCCCTTAGTGGCGTTTTAATCGGGTATCTTTTATGGGGGCAGAAGAAATGAGTAACCCCCTAACAATAACCAACCCCACCCACCTAACCCGTATGCGCATGGACCCGATGTGCCTAGGCTGGTGTTCAATTTGCATGGCCTATATTTATAAGAAACAACTATGCCACCCTGTAGATAACTTTCTAGAAGGAGTTGAAGATGAATAACCCAAATCCCGCAGGGATTTCAAGTATGAGCGATTCTGAGCTGGACAGGTTGGCTTTATGACAGACGAAGATAAAATAAGAATCTTAAAAAAGTATTGCTCTAAATTAGTAGATCGTAATCAGGAAATAAAGAATACGTTGTTGTCTATTAACCACGAGAGTTTACTTGATGCGATTAAACTAAAAGAGGAAGCGGTGCATCAGGAATTGTCACAAGATGACGGCTTATACATTTCAAGAAGTTCATTTCTTGACAGCCTCATAAATGTAATCGAACTTTGGGAGGAACATACGCATGGACATAAATAAACCCACCCCCGAGCCGTTGAAGCCCTGCCTTGGCTCAGAATGTCAAACACGTTCAGGACACGTTTTATGGTGTGAACACCACCCGAACTATCCTCACGATGGCCCAGACCCCTACTATCAAAAGATTTTAGACAAAGAAAACAACACCAGAACCACCACCCAGAAGGAGGATTGAAATTGTGAGAAAAAGCACAATGATTGAAATGGTACACGAACTTAGAAAGCTACCGCAACATCAAGAGGTAGTGACGATGGTTATGGAAGCTGTAACGGGGGAATTTCATGACTATAAGAATCAAAAATATGTTTGTGGGAAAATGACAGCGGCTCAATTCTTGTTCGACATTTCCGAAAAGTATTCGGATTGTCAGGACGCTTTAAAAATACGTGAAGAAATAATCACGGGGGCCTACGATGAAACGCCAGATCAAGAAGATCAAAAGATGTTAGATGAGCTACTTAAAGAAATTTTTAATGGAGAGAAAACTGATGAAGCATAACGCACAAAGGCCAGACGCCCAAGAGTTTGATGAAATACGGATAAAAACCATTCCAAGATTCAAAGACAGTTATATGTCAGGGTCAGAATGGAGGATATCGGCGCTAGTGAGTGTCTACCAAAAAGGGCGTCTTTGTTTCCAACGATCTTTTAGAGATATTGATGCCGCTATACCCAGACTACAAAGTGTTTTGGATGAGGCGTCAGAAAACAGACCCGATAATGTTAATTTTGCGGGTGATGGCGAACACTGTGATCAAGAAGGTTGCAGTGAAAAGACAACTATAGTTAAAAGGTTTAAAAAAACCTATTGCACAGGCGGTGGTAATTGCGGTCAAGAGACAGATAACTACGAAAACATTACCTTGAGGCATTTTTGCAAATCACACTCTGTACGCGGTACATCAGACCTTGAAGATTGTGATAGTAATTACGAGGACTATAATGGCAGCCAATAACCCCAACACCCCGCAGCAAGAGGAACCAGCCGCCGAGCCTATTAGTACGGATGAGTTGATTAAATTATTTAAAGAGAGTAAGGCTTGGTATAAGGGCGTCTTTGGTAAAGAGCTTTTATTGGCAGCAGACCGCCTCCAAACCCTTCAAGCCGATTTAAACAACAGGTGCGATCATTGTGGTGCCAATCTCACTGACCACTGCTTTAGATGTGTTGCGCCTCAGTGCTGCCCTAAGTGTTGTGAGATTCAATCCCTTCAAGAAGCTTTAGAAAACACTATGAAATGCAACGAACTACAATTAAGTGAAGAATTCACTAAGCAGAATGTGATGATGCGAGAAAACAAACAACTCACCACCGAAGCAGCGCGACTGCGGGAGGCTTTGGAGAAGATCGGTCAAGGGTATGAGTATTATGAACATTTAGACGATGCCGCCGCCGATGCACGAGAAGCCCTCAACCTCAAGGAGAAAGAGTGATCACCGAAGCCGAAGTGTTGCACCTTACAACAAAGTACCTGCGCTTGAGTGATTTCACTAAGGCGTTGAATGAATTGATAAAGACTAAAGAATCCCTGAAACCAACACCAGCCGAGCGCATAACCGGAGAGGTCAACTAAATGAAAAATGTGGAAGGCGCCAATGTTTACGACAGACAGTCGCAAAGACAAATAAAGATTAACGTTACGTACACACGTAACCGATACAAAAGTAACTTCAACTAAAGGAGATATTATGAAGTTAGTACTATTCATAGCAGCCCTAGCAATTGGGCTCACAGTAAACCTAGTCGCTAGTGGTGACGACAACCCTTGGGGGATGCGTGTAAGTCACGTTGACGCCAAGCTCTCAAGCAGTAGCCCGATTCCAAACGGGCACAAAGAAGGCAAGGGCTTCGACGCTACCTTGACCTACAACCTCAATGATGACGTTGCGCTGGTTTCTGGCGTGAAGCGTATTATCGTTAGAGGGGACAACCACACTATTCAAAAAGAATATGTGGCCCCTCAATCCGGTTACGCTGCACCTGGAGAACAGAGTGGTGTCAGAATAACGCCTATGCGTGCATGGGCGGCATACGTTGGAGCGGATTACACACTTAGGCGAGTAGAGGATTGGTCTGTTGGACTATCTGCCCGTGTAGGTTTGGCCCGCACTAACGATGTTGAGGTTGATGTCGCTGACTGGGGGACTATAAAGGCCCTAAAAGGTGGGGCTGACTTTTATTATAGCGTGGGTGCATTCGCACGCTATGACTTCGACAAGCTGTACGCATATGGCAGCTATTCTTATGACGATTTCGGTCGTTATAAAAGTACTGCCGACCCGCGTCGTCTGGGAACAATCTCAGGCTACGCGTTGCGCACACAATCTATAAGTCTAGGGCTCGGTCGGGAGTTCTAAATAGAGGTTATCTTTTCCTCGGTTTGAAGTGGGGTCTGTTCACCTTCGGGTGGGCAGGCCTTTTAGCAGTAATTGAGATCAACAAAAGGAAATAAAGTTGGAACAAGAATCTGAGCATATCGTTGACGGTGCCATAATGCACAAAGGGAAAGTTTACACCGGCCCAAGGCATTATTTGATTATCAAGCAGATAATAAATAAGTTGGAAGAATCGCCATGTAGTAAGGGGCATGGATTTTTAACCAGTACCGACAGATTTGTTAGTCGGGAGGAAGCCCGTAAGATCGCCATTGCATCCGGACAAGTGAAAGAGGACGATCTTAACCCTGCCTATTTAATTTCCACAGAAGATTTATGGGAGTACCCACAGAAAGTATGAGAGATATGACAATAAAAATAATAACAGAACTAACTAAATGCAAATGCGGCCGCACTCCGAAGAGGGGTTTGTCAGAAAAAAAATTATATAGGGTTGTGTGTGTCAAGATGGATGGCGGGTGTGCTGCAACTACACACCTATTCAAAGATCAAGATGCTGCCGATACTGCTTGGAACCTTGGAAATATCACAAGGAAATGATGATCATAGGGCCCATATTTAACAAAACTGACATGGCACTGATTGATTGCCTTATCCGCATGGAGAACGGCACAACAATCATGGTTTATGGTGATAACGACGGCACTGGCTGTATAGAGGGATCTGAGAATGATGAGTACATCACTCCAATCATGGCCACACCGATCGAGGCCATGCTCATCGAACCCCCTCAAGAATACGTGAAGAATCAAGCAAATTTTTGCAAACGATGTGGCCAGGCTCATAAAACGAGTTGGTGCAAATGAAATTAGGAGAAATTATGGAACCTGGACGAGAACTCGACGCCCTGATTCATCGGCATGTTATGAACATCACGCCAAAGGATTACGGCCAATCTTTCAGGGTGTCACGGGAAGATCTGAAGCAGACGGATAATCATCCAGTGCGATCCGGGTGTTTATGTGGTTCCCGTGAATGGTGTGAGATATGCACCCCCAAACAAGAGATCACGGTGCCCAGATATTCAGAATTGATGGGCCCTGCCTGGCAAGTGGTGGAAAAGATTGACGAATTGGGATTGGGGTGGATGTTGGTTATGAAAACGAGCCCCAAAGCATACATCGCTTATCAATGCACCGGTTCCACTGACCCTGATTATGGGGATTGGTTTCAATATGGCGAAACACCAGAGCACGCCATGTGTTTGGCCGCATTGCAAGCGGTGGGCGTATAGATATGGGTAGAGATTCTAATTTTGTATGTAAAAAATGTGAAAAAACGTATTATCTGGGTTACGGAAGTTACTCAACGTGGGCCGATAACGATGTGAAAACCGTGAAGGAATATGATGATGCAGTCGTTGGTGAGTGTAAGAATCTCTCTAAAAATGCTAATTTTAGAAAGTGTTTAGTTGAACATGAATCTCACGATTGGTTCACATATTCATCAGATTGGTGTTCAGAGATGCATGGCAATTTGGTTCTTGATTATAACAATACAATTATATTGAAGGATTTTTCTTTATTTGAAGAAGTAAAGTTAGAGTGATTGGATTGCCAGGAGCGGCGGAGTGCCTCCAGGGCCCAGAGGACGGAGTACCCCTGGCAATCTTTTTGAAATTTGACAATGAAATTCATACAAAGGAGAAAATGTGGAAGAGATGAAGGGCTTGGAATTAGTCAAGCAAACCAGAAAATACGTTGATTACATCGAGGAACATTTAAATAACGTCTGGAAAGCGTTCCTTGAGATCAACAAGAAATGCGAATCAATGCGTTTTATATATGATGATTATTGCTATCACACGTTGAGGGCCATGGTGCTCAGTCACGATCTTTCTAAATTTTCAGCGAAAGAATTCACACAATACAGAGATTGTTTCGTTCCACTTAAGGGCCAGAAAGACAAAAAGTTGGGTTCGGCATGGGATCACCACAAGGCATCCAACGACCACCACTGGCAAAATTGGACGAAAAGCAATAACAATCATCCATATTACCAAGAGATCTGCTGTGCTCACATGGTCATCGATTGGCTTGCTATGAGCTACAAGTTTGGGGACACCCCTAGAAAGTACTACGAGGATCACGTAGCTGAGATACATATACCAGATTGGTCTGTGACATTCATTTATGAGATATTCGATGCCTTAGAGGCTCCATATCCTGAAGCAGAGAAGTCAGTATAATATTTACTCAAGGAGCTCCGAATGGACAAGTACGAAAAAATAGCAATGAGCCTGACAATTGAAAATGCTTTCACTAAAGCAGCAAACGACTTGAAAGAGAAGTTGGGCTTACCCGAGTAAAATTTTCGATAGCGCAGCGCGGCGAGATGACGCCAGAAAGAGTTTGAATATGGATTCAGAATGTACAAGAGAAATGCCTAAGTATCAGAGTCATAAAAAAGTATGGGCTTTGAAAATAAAAGAGATCATTGACACAACTGAAGAAGGTTGTGAAAGCGATGGAAGCAGAAGCATTGTTCCTGCTGAAGAAGGTTTCGCACCGTTTAAGGTGGATCACGCCTACATGCGACAACACAAGCCAGAGGTTGGCGGATACTACGTTAGATATGAAGATGGCTATATTTCGTATTCACCAGCAGAACCATTTGAAGGTGGTTACACAAAGATTTCAGTATAGTGAAAATTCGATGGCTTTTTAGAAGCAATGGTTTTTGGTTCCAACTCTGCAAGATAATCTTTGGCAAACATAGATGCATTAAATTTGCACTTCAGCCTTCTGTTTTGAGATGGCAAAGGGAAGAATGTAGGGGTTGGAACGCCACATTTTTAGGATTACGAATTACGTGGGAACACCAACCTGGCGGCATCCTAGTTTAGGACTGGCCGCTATCTTTATTTTTCGGGCGATGAGGCATACTGGTAATGCGCTGTAGATCAACAGAGATCGGGGGGTTCGATTCCCTCCCCTTCCACCACATTACATCCCTGACGGTGAGGCTTCGGTCTTGCCCGAGGGGCCAATTAAATTTAACCACTAAAGAAAGAAGGATAACATGAGTAGAGTTGATATGACAATTGAACCCATCGGTGATAAGTACGTAGTTAGGTACAACCATAATAGAGTTATTTGTGATGATTTTGACGCGCTTATTGAAGAAATACGTCTTACCTGGAACCAAACCGATGAAGAGAAAGCGGAAAGATTGGCACGTTGGGAAGCTTTAATGAAGGAAGCGGCAATCAAAGATCCTGCCCAAGCTGTTTGCGATTCTTTAAACAATAAGGATTAGGCCATGGCATGGATAACTCAAGCGGTATCGTAGTCCGTAGAGGTAGAGACGGTTAATGGCCGTGATGTGGGTTCGATTCCCACTCCAAGCCCCATATTCAACCAGGCAAAGGGGATAGGGTATCCCCGGCAGTTAACAGAGTGGCCCATGACGCCATGATGAAGTTATCAGCCTAAAAGGGGGGCCGCTGTGCCCCCACCCGATTCCCCTTAAACAACATACTAAACACCCCTTCAGTGGGTCATTTAATTGCTCGAGTGTGTTGTTTATTATCACTGGCACAATCACCATCAAAGCCGTGAAAACTGTGCCACCCTCATAATCAGCTCAAAAACGGTGGCCATATCTTTTTGATGCACATTGGGGTTCTGACTTAAAAACAGGGGTACACCTGGATTTTTAGCCTAAAACGGTGGCCATCATGTGTCATATTCTCATTTGATGCACCATGGCATTAGAAACGACCATATGACACAATAAATGTCAACTATCTCGAATATCTCGAGAGATAAGATCCTCTAAATCTAAAAACTCGAGAGATAAGAGAAATCTTAAGTCTCGAGTCTTCATAAGTCTTTTTTCTGTATGTGGATACAACGTTATCCCTTAAAGTTCGAGGTATTCGGTATCTGTCTTGCGACCATCTGACACATCACCGCGGCCAAAAATCACCTCATGATTCACGCCGGCCGTAACGATAAATACTCCATGTTAACGAAAGGAATAGCATGGATAAAGCTGAGTACTTGGCTAATTTATATAAGTCAGTGGCACTTCACATGGAAATCAAAATGCAGTGTGAGAAGCGCGGTGACACCGATTGTGTCATCTGGCATGGTGGTATTATTGATAAACTCCAGCAGGAGATCTTCACTATAATGGCTGAGTAATGTGACCTGGGGGGCTGCTTAGGTGGCTTCCCTTTTTACTAGTACAATGGGCAAAAGGAGCGAAACTATGTTTATTAAAGTGACTGAATTTGATGGTCAAGAGGCCATAATACCCACTACAGATATTAAATCGGTCAGGGGAATGGCCTTGAAGAACATCGATCTGAAGGATGTCAGTGATGCTTTCAAAGGCCATGATTATGTCACAACCATATTCTTTGGTGATAATAAAGACAGGGTGCATGTCCATCAGACTGTTGATGAGGTGTATGCATCGATTGAAAAGGCTGTCAGACTCATCAGGCCAATCAACATTGGTTGAAGTATCACTGCTTAACTATCACCACCAAACACACACAATCAGGCAGTCGTTAAACCCTTTGACAGACACCTCTTACATAATAAATCAATGAGTTATCCACATAATACCAACAGGTTATTAGTTAAACATTTCTCAATTAATTTAAAGCACCAATACGTAACCCTTTACGTACAGCAAGACCAACTCAACACAAATGTAAGCGCTTGCACACACGACCCATAATTTTTATCATAAGGACGGCGGTGGCTTATTCTCTCTCCCTTTCAATCAACTCTCCATAACGAATCTCATCACAGTAACAACAACCATCACACGCCATCACAATCAACACCTAAACAACCATTCAAACACAGCAGCATTGTGAAGTTACCCCAGCAGGGTAACGAGAGTGAGGCGTGCCGAACAGCAAAACAATCAATCACTCATCACCTCGCTCACACCCATACAATCCATACTCAACAGCTACATTCAACACACGTCATATCACTTGACTGCACGTAACAATGTTCACAGTATTGTTGTACATGTGTGTACAAATGTGCTGTGTTGTTGATTGACGCTGCAATTTATTTCACAAATGACTTCGCTCGAAGTGCCTTATTGACTATCTGTCAATATACCATATGTTGTGGTGCCTGACTTCATGCTCATTGTCTCTCAGTGCCAACCTGCTTTACTGGTATGTAATCAACGATTACCATGTAATAGAACAAACTATTCTATTGACCTAGGTATCGTTGACATCTCTTAAGATTGAATAGAACCGTGTGAGTGGGCTATAATTAAACGGCATGTTATTCTTATCAATGAATAATAAAGTTCATGTATGAGCTGTGAGCAGCGTTTCTGTAGGAGAGAGGGCATCAGTGGAAGAAAAAGATTCAAAAGAAATTTCCAAGAAAAAAATCTCTGAAAAGCCCAAGTTACACCCCACAACGCCAGAATCAACCAAAACAAGTGCCCTAAAGGGTGTTTCTAGCAGAAAAAGGCACATTGCAAAGAAGCGTGTGACGAAGTCGAAGTATGTTGGAGTGAGTTGGTGTAGTGAGCGTGGTAGGTGGCATGCTACTTTATCGGTTGGTCGTAAGTATATTGATCTTGGTCGTCATATGACTGAGGAGGGTGCGGCGTTGGCTTATGATGAATATTGTCGGAAGTTGATTAAGCGGTTTACTCGTAATTTGAATTTTCCGGATGAGAGTGATGGATCTGCGGTGGCGCAATCGGATCAGGTTTTGGCTGATGCTGAGATTGTTGTTCAGTCGGATGGTGAATCTGAGGGTGGGGAGGATGTTGATTTTTTTGGTCCGACGACGGTGTCGGATTATGTTGATGCGCAGAATTCGGTTAATGTAGATGATGTTGATGGGGAAGAGAGTTCATGAATTTACGTGAGATGCGGAAGGGCAGTGGGGTTCATCGGAAGGAATTTTGTCGGTTGCTGGGTGTGGGATTGCGCACATTGGATCATTGGGAGAGTGGGAAGCGGATTATTCCCACATTGCGGATAACCTCATTTGCTCGGATATGTGGGGCCACAGCGGATCAGGTGTTGAGTGCCTTGGCTGAAACCATTGAGGCAAGTCATGACTGATAAGCCAAAATACAAGATTAGCGAAACCATTATGATAACGCCCACGATTGAGGCTTACATAAGTGCTATTTTGATAAGAAAGGGCTCTGTTCGATATGAATTGACCCATTTGGATGATTTTACTCCGGTAGAGACATGGTTTGATGAAGAGCATATAGAGCGAATATTGTTTAAAACGGGAAGTGAGGTTTCATGACTGAATCAGATAAAGAGAGAATCATCGAAATGATCAAAAATGATGATCTTTCTGTAATTACTCATGAGGCAAGGAAGTTTGAGCGAGATGTTGAATTTTGGGAATTACTTGAGGAAAGAGGGCTTCTGAATAAACCGAAGGGTGAAAAGTCGATCCAAGACCTGAAAGATGAAGATCTGGATATTCTGCTGGCCAGAGATTTTGGCGCCATGGTCACAATTGCCGTTTTTTTGACCTTGGTGATATTTGGGGTAATCTGGTTTGATCTCATTTAGAACAAAGCTTTTCCTCGATGGCCTGTTTCTCGCATTTGTGCTAATTCGGAAATCTTGTTATTTTAGGATTATGAAAATAATTAATTGGCACAATAAGACGCGGCTCAGATGAAGGCCAAAATAAAAATCTCAATGCATGATCTCATTGAGGCAATTATGGAATCAAACCCTAAGATGAGGCCGAAAAGCATCAGAAAGTACATTATCGAAAATTTGATTCTGGAAGATGATGGCTATATTCAACTGGATTTGACCTTTGAGAAGCCAGAAGGTAAATAAATGCCTAAAGTCGAGGGATACAAGCCAGGAAAAGATGCCATCAGGGCCCACAAAAGCCTTGCTCAAATCAGATGTTTGATTTGGGGCATCAAAAGCGGCAAGACCGAGTGGGGCGCATGCGAGACAGTGCGATTTGCCAAATTCAACTCAAATAAGAACGTTTGGTGTGTGAGCTCATCATTTCACAACCTTGAGGCCTGTATTGCGGCCATCACAAAATTGCTTGACTTCTATAAAGTGTCTTATCGGTACAAACTCTCAAGCCATAGTTATCATTTGGCCAATGGAACGGTCATTTCCTGCAAATCAGCCGATCAATACGACAATCTCAGGGGGCCCAACGTGGATTGGCTTTGGATTGATGAAGCGGCATTCGTCAAAGAAGAGGCCTGGTGGATCTGCCAAGACCGTTTGGCCGTGACACAGGGCCGGATTATTTTGACCACTACAACCGATGTTAGAAACTGGGTTTGGGAGCTTTGTCTTGAGGGTGGAATGCCGCCCACAATGGATTATGGGGTTTTTGAGAAAAATGGTAGTGACGGCAAGGCCCAATATTTTATCAGTCATCACCCAACCTGGCATTTCCCATGGGTACCCCAATCCTGGGTGGATGACAAAAAGCTGAAAAGGCCCCGGGTGGTTTTTGATCGAGATATTGCCGCATTGTTTTCATCTCATGGAACATCTGTTTTCAATTACGTTTGGGAGGCCTTATCCCGGGCCCCACTTGTCAGAGACAGCAAAGCAAAATATGTGATCGGCCTTGACTTGGCAAAAGAGCAGGATTTTACCGTACTCACGGTGATGGATGGCGATGGCCGTGTATTCAAGGTTTTGAGATTTCAAAAAGTGGATTATAAGATTCAAGTGCAAAGGGTGGTGGAACAGTCCAAAATCTGGAATGCATGCGTGGTGCTCGATAAAGCCAACGTGGGCAACGTGATTCAAGAACTTTTGAGAGATGAAGGCCTTCAGATCCATTGTGTTGATATGAACAGCCATGAAGTGAAGACAGACCTGATTCAGCAGCTTCAGGTGGCTTTTGAGACAAAATCAATCAAATTGATTGATCCAAAGGCCGATTGGGCCAGTACTGATGATCAGCAAATGTATGATGAGCTGGGTTATTATGCCACCAAATTAACACCAGGCCGAAAACAGCTCAGTTATAGCGCACCGCGGGGAATGCATGATGACTGTGTGATCTCACTTGCCCTTGCAAATTGGGGCAGGGCAAGGGGTTTGGCTGGTGGTGGATTGACCGCATCACAGGTATCATTGGCCCGTGACGACTGGGATAAACATATTGCCAATTCGAAAAAAATGAGTAATCGAGTTCGATCTTCTAAAGTAAATTTGTTAAAAAGGTATTATGCAACTGGATCAAAGCTTGGGTTCAAAGCATCGGGCAACACTTTTTGGGGTTAAATTATGAGATTTTTGTGGTCTAAAAAAGATGATGTTTTAAGAGAAGATAATGGGAAAAAAGGCATTGGTGGGTCATCCCCAAGGGCGAAAACCGCCAAAAGACTATCTGAAAACGTATTTACCCAAACTGACAATCCTGATGCGGGCACCGAATTTGATGATATATTTTTTCAACAGATAGGCAACACTCAAGATGTTGACCTTCCCCAGCAAACCCTGCTAAAGGCACAAAGACTTGCCCATTTCCTCTATAGAAAAAATTGTAGGGCATGGAGTGGAACGGAAATTCTCAAAGATTTCGCTCTGGGCGATGGAGTCAAGCACCAAGCCACGGATCCCAAAGTTCAAGCTGTTTTAGACAATCATTGGGAAATCAATGAGTGGGATGACAAAATTGAGGAACGGATGAGAGCACTTTCTTTGTCTGGTGAGCAGATCTATCCAACATTTGTAAATGACAACACTGGCCTGGTAAAACTTTCCACCATATCCCCATTTAAAATAAAAAATATTACCCGTGATCCAAAAAACGCTGAAAATCAAGAGTTCATTATCACTTCATTGAAGGCATATCAAAAAACTAAGATTATTAATATTGATGATGATGGCAAACTTGAGGGCGAAACCTTTTATTTTGCAGTAAACAGGGTGAGTGGTGGAACTCGCGGCGTTCCCGACATGTTGCCATCCGTAGATTGGCTTGAAGGCCTCGATGGCATGCTCTTTTCCCTCATGGAAAGAAGCTCTTTGGCCCAAGATATTGTTTTCGATCTCACATATGAAGGCGCCAACGACAAAGAATGTCGTGAAATGGCCCTTGAGTTTATTCAAAGTTTAAAAGCGGGCGGGGCATATGCGCACAATGAAAAAGTCAAACTGGAAATAAAAGCTCCAGAGTTGGCGGCATCTGATGCCGAAACTGTGATTTCTATATTGCTTCGCCAAATTCAATCTGGAATGAGATTGGCCGGATTGTTCTTTGGGGATGCTGAAGATCTGACAAAGGGAAGCGCATCGGAATTATCAATGCCAGTGGCCAAGGCCATCAAGGCGCGGCAGAATTTTTGGAAAAGATTACTCACTAAAATTTTCAAATATCAAATACAACAATCTAAAGCCCATGGTCAATTGGAAGGCGTCACTGATTTTGGTTTCAAAATATCAATGGCCCCAATACTTTTGAGAGATGTGAAGGTGATCACCGATTCTCTTATCAGTCTGGGAACAACTTTGGCCGAGGCAACAGAAGAACACTATATTTCAAACAAAGAGGCCGCTGAGATTTATCGCGGTGCATTGGAGCAGCTTGGAAGTTTGATGGATGATTTTGATCCTGAAGATTTCAAAGATATTGTCGAACTTAAAAAGAGATTTGTTAAAAAAGATAAAGGTGAGGATGATAAAAGTGAATAAAAATTCATACACGTTGTTTGGTTTTTAGATGTCGCGCAAATACGAAAAACACATATATCGTTGTTGCTTTACTTCTGAAGAAAGTAAAAGAGTGGCCGCAGGTTATAAGGGCGGTTCGATTTCAGAAAATGGTGAGTTGATCGTTTGCGCTAAAGGCGATACAGATATGTCTCTTGGAGATCTTTCAGTTCCACCAAAACCGGAAAGTTTTGGAGACTTCCAGAATTGGCCCTTTGGAAGTTATAAAGAATTTTTCGAAGCGATGACGGCAAGAACCAAAACAGTAGACGACTTTACATTTGGAGTTTATTAAATGTCATTAGGACTACCTGATTTTCAAGACATAGACGGCATGAACGATGCTGATTGGCCCGTTAAAACCGGAGGCCCAATTAGTTTTGTACCAGATCTATTTGGCAACGATGCCCCTGACTTTGATGGTCTTACACAAGATATGCGCAGAGCCGCTTTATCAATATCGGGCCTCGCAGAGTTTACGTACACAACCATGTTCAAACTTGATTCTACCGGGGCAGCGCAGTGCATAGCCTCAATGCAGACAGGTGGCGGGGTTAGACAGTTCGCCATATACCTTACATCTGCCGGGAAAATAGAAGTGACTGCGAACGATCAAGGTAGCGCATCTGTTGGTAGTAAATCCACATCGACGGCAACATATGATACAGGCACCCTTCATCATCTTGGGGTGAAAATGTCAGCCACAACAGGGCTTACGATTTATGTAGATGGGCCTCCAGTAGCCTTGGACAATGACACCATTAATTTGGGAGGTGGTGGCCCTTTTACTAAATTCGGCGGTACATTGAGTGATCATGTTATTGGTACGATCGAAGAGTTCCCATCATCACGGGCGTTAGGTACTATTGCCCGCCCTAAAGCGTGGTATAAAACTGAGTCTGACGCTGATATGTTAGAAGAAGCTCTCTTTGAATTAGCTGGCCCTGTGGCAGGATCATCATTCGCAAAACTGCAATTATTATTAGATGATTGATTTAATGGATAATCGAGAATGACAACTCCATTTTCACAAGCTGATTTTGCAGGGCCCACAAGAAGTCTGAATATTTTTCAAAGTTCAGCAGCTCCGCCTTTTGAAACATTAACAAGCCCTGAAAATATTAACGCGGTGAACTATTCGGGCCAGGGTTTGAAATGCACTAATGCAGTTGGTTTGGGTCAATGCTATTGGGCGGCTTCAGAAATCAACATGGTCGATCTTTACGACAACACCTTTTCTGTTTGGGGGGCTGGCTGTAGTTCTGCTGATACTTTCCCCGAAACAAATGAGATCCGAATTAATACAACAGTTGCCCACGCTGGCGGCATCAAGTTTGAAGCGGATTACACCGTGTCAAAAGTAAGGGTGACAATCAATCCACTACACGCCAGCGAATCAGTGGCCTATACTTTTAAAGACATGTCAGACGTTGCGATTTCAGACGGAACAATATTTCTATCCGATGTCATAGGAGATATGAATCAATTGCAGTTCGGTTATTCTTTTGATGTGGTGACGGGCATCTTCACATTCAACGCCGACAACGTTGATTTCTTGCAAGTAAAATTAGCAAGCGTAGTTTCCGCAAAAGCGATCTCGCATTGGGGCACAGCTTTTGGGGACGAGCCTGGTCACGGCTTCCAAGATATCAGGTCATACAATATCGTCGCAGATATGACAAAGGTTATCACGGCAACAGATGACTTCCATGATGAATTTATTGCACCAACACAGTCATCATCTTTCGCTAAAATAGCATTACTATTTAATGGCGCATAAGAGTCATGAGTAACAGCGAAGATTCAGATAAATTCGTCAAATCCTTTGCGGATAGTCGAAAATCTCTTTCCAACCTTTCAGATCAAGCAGTGGTCAACCTCATATTATTGATGCAAGATTTCCGACAAGATGCCTTAGAGAGATTGCGCTTTGACCGGCCATCAGATCCAAGGGCCCCATTCAATGTGAGGATTTTGCCAGATCTACAATCAAGCCTGAACAGTTCTTTACACACTTTGAAGCTTAGAACTGGACAAGAAGTCACCGATAAACTCGAATTAGGTTTCGATCTCGGCCAGGGCGTGACCGCTCGGGCCATGGGTGCCGCAAATATCGCCGTAGCATCGCCACAAATTGCCCCAAGTCTTTTAGCGGCTTTGTCCAGAGATACCGCCAATATTTACAGTGAAATGTTTGATGAGTTGGGATTGGCGATCACCAATCAAATCAATCGATCGGCTGCAGGTCTTCAATCTTCGAGCCAGGCCATGAAAAAGATAAATAGACTTTTGAGAACGAGCCCAGAAGTTAGGGCCGGCCAGAGAAGGCGGATAAAATTTGCCTTTCAAGCCGAGGAAATTGTCAGAACTGAAATGGGTCGAGCTTTTTCAAGTGCTCAACAAGCGGCTTCCGAGCAATTGGCTGATTCGATACCTGGATTGAAAAAAAGATGGCTTCCGGTGGGTGACGGTCGAGTGAGGCGGGGCCATGGTGAGGCCGGAGAAGCTTACGCCCCAGGTGGTTCTATTGGCCCAATTCCCATTAAGCAGAAATTTAGAATAGTCGATTATTCCAGAACGGGATCCACCAATTTCATGACACTTGGCGGCAGTGCAAGCCCAAAAGGTTTCACAGGTGGTCAAGTAGTGGTCAAAGTAGACAGGTATCAAAGGCGTGGTCGCTTAATAGTGGATAAGATGCTTTTCCCCAGAGATCCAAGCGCAAGTTCTGGAAATGTCGTTCAATGTCGATGTGTTGTAATTGACGTTATCCCCAATCTCGAAAAGACTTTAGACAAATCAATTGGAATTATTCAACAATCTTGAAAGAGGTATTAGCATGGCAAAAAAGAAAACCACGAAGAAGAAAAAATCAACAAACGAAAAAGACAAGTCATCTGAAATTGCGGGGAAAATGGCTTCTGTGATTATTGGGGAAGAAAAGGTTACTGAGCAACCATTAAAAGATGAGTCAAAAACTGTTTCAGAAAATTCTCAAGAATCCAAGGAAGTGTCTGAAACTAAGGAAAACGATCTATCAAAATTCCGTCCAGAAGGTGCCCCAGAAGCCGAAGATTGCCAGGGCGAATTTGAATCTGAACGGTTCCACATCTACAAAATAAAGCACGAATGCGTTCACAAATATAAGGGCAAGAAAAAGATTTTGATCGAAAAATAATCGACAAAACATTTAAAAAGTAACCGCAAAACGAACGGATTGTTCTCATAATAATTAATGCTATTTTGGGAACAATCCATTTTTTCATTGCCATTGGTTATCGAAATAAGATATTTTTGAGGTATGAAAAGATTCTTGGAAAAAACTAGTATCTCAATCCTCGGCGATGTCGAAGGAAAAACAGGCAAAGAATGGGATGTAGTTTTAATCGAAGCCGGCCTTTCTCTAAACAATAAGTTTTATTCAGAACAGCTTTTAGAAGCTTCGGTTTCACATTTTGAAGGTGTGAAATGTTGTGCTTTTTTGGAAGGTGATGATTTCAATCATCGCTCTCAAGAAAACATAGATAACAATCCATCCGGATCCGCAAAGAATACAATTGGCTGGTTCAAAGATGTACGTTTCGGAGAATTTAAAAAACCTGACGGATCAACCGGAAAAGGTATTATAGCTAGATTGCATATTCTGGAAGGCCAAGATTGGCTCATGAAGGGCATGAAAGATGCCTTTGCTCATGGAAAAACAGATTTACTCGGATTCTCTATTGATGCTCATGGTGATGGCCATGAGGGTTTTCGTGAAGGAAAAGACGTATTCATTGTTGAATCAATCACTCAGGTCGAATCAACTGATGTTGTAACAGATCCCGCTGCCGGTGGTCGTTTTATGCGAATCGCTGCCAGTGTAGAAAATGATAAAAAAGGGGAACAGATGAAAGACTTCAGGAAACTTGCTGAAAATTTTGGTATGACACAAAAAGAAGGTGAATCTGATGACGATTTCAAGAAAAGAGTTCTTTCGGCCAAAATGAAAGAAGCTGGCACCCCTCTTGGAAATATGCTGAGAAAAGCAATGGATGCCAAAGGGCTTTCAACAGCAGATCTCGGAAAAGCCGCTGGCATTGATGCCGGAACAGTGGCACAAATTTTAGATGGAAGTATAAAAAGACCACCTAACGAACGCCTAAAAGGCTTCGCCAGGGTGACAGGAATTTCATTCGATCAACTTTTGAATGCGATTCCCTCAAATATCAGAGAATCAATTGATGGTGCTTACATAAGCGACGAAGAAAAGGATTTGGAAATGAAAACAGCTAAAGAACTCAAAGAAGCTCAGGACAAACTTGCTGAAGATCAGGCAAAATTTGAAGAAACACAAAAGGCTTCACGTATTAAAGAGAGCCAAATTCTAGTGAAAGAAGCGTTGCTTACTTCTGAATTGCCCGAACAGGCGAAGAAGAAAATCACTGAAAAGTTTGACGGTCAAGAAGAAGTGACCGCTGAAAAGATTCAGGAAGCTATCAAGACTGAAAAAGATTACATTGCCTCATTCAAAGAGCAAACCGGTGGTGTTGATGGCCTTGGTGATGCTCATGATGATGGTTCTGATGCCCTAAAGAAAACCAAAGTTGGTGATGGCCTAAAAGAAAAGCTTGGTAAAGCTTGGGATGGCATGTATGAGATGGACGACATTGATGGTGTTCCCCGTTTCAACAGCCTCAAAGAAGCTTGGAGAGCCTATAACAAAGGTAATCTGAAAGCTTTGGGTGGCAGCAACCAACAAGTCAGCCGCCATATTTTTGAATCAATGGCCAGAGGTCTTCCAGGCGAAGGCGGTCTAAACTGGGACGATGGAAATCCTTATGAAGAGCACTCCAACAAATTGAAAGAGAGTTGGAATCGTTCAACCTCTCAAAGTTTGAGGGAATCAACAGCCACTGGAGATTTCTCTATTGGTTTCGGCGATTCTCTTTATCGTAGACTTCAAAAAGAAACAAATATGGATCCTCGCAGTGATTGGAGAGACATTGTCTCAAGCATCGAGAATCTTCAAGATGCCACCAACACTTTCCGCGTTGTCAGAACCGGTGAGAGCAAAAGGTTGCCAGTAGTCAACCAGAAAGCCCCTTACCAAGAAATCAACCCCTCCACCACTGAGGAAGTCGAAACAATGACTCCTGCCAAATATGGTGGTTTGGAAATCGTCACTTGGGAATCTGTTTTGGCTGACAACATGGGAATCATTCGTAAGATCCCCAGAAAATTGGCCCGCGCTTCCAACTTGACAATTCACGGCCTGATTTGGGATGAAATTGAATTGAACCCAACAATGCAAGATGGGGACGCTCTTTTCCATTCCAATCACAGTAACGATCTTGGAGATGTGGCCTTGACTTATGACAATGTTGTTGTTGGTGTGAAGGGACTGAGAAAACAAACAGCCTTTGAATCTGATGAAAAGATGGGCCTTGGCCCTCACTTCTTGCTGACTTCTGTTGATCAAGAAGCCCTTGCTGAAGAGATCATCGGATCAACTGCTAAGGCAACAAGCGCCGAAGATTCAACCATCAAAAACGTTTTGATGACTAAGTTCAGAATGAAGGCTCTCGGAACCCTTGGTTTGGGAACCGCTGCTGCCAGGCTTCTTTATTGGTATGTTTGTGCAAGCCCCAAAGATGCTGACACAATTGCTGTCGGTTTCTTGGGTGGTCGTTCACAGCCTGATATCTTCGTTCAAGGAATCAACACTCCAACAGCCGGATCAATGTTTGATGCTGACATGATCACTTATAAGATCAGACAAGTAGCCGCAGCCACAATTATTGATCACCGTTGGATTCAGCGTGGAGCAAAAAGCTAATAACTGAATGAATTAATCCTTATCAAATTGGAAGGAAACAGGAAAAATGACTAAAAGTAATAAAAAAGAAGACCTCCATGGGGATCACTTCAAACAGGCCAGAACTATTCTGGTGGCCCTTGGTTCAGATGAAGAGTGGTCTATTTTCAGACATTCTGGATCTAAAGACATCAAGATCACTGGTGCTAGGTTCATCCCTGATACTGCGATCACCGGTCATGCCACGGCCAATCTTCTTCTTCAAATTCAGAACAGGGGCGTTGGCGGTTCTGAAACAGTTGCCGTGTCAGATGCGTTTGAATACGATGTCGGAGTTGATGGCGTTGCATTTGTTGCGAACGAATTTGTTCTTTCGACCACTGCCGCAAATTTGATTGTTTCGACAGGTGAAGTTTTGGCCTTGCTCAAGACTGAAACCGGTGCGGGTTTGGCATTGCCTCCTGGCCTTGTCGAAATCTCATACGAGTACAACTAAAAAACAGCCTCCCTCTTTTGAGGGGGGCTATTCTTACAACTAGGGGCGTCAAATGTTAAAGCAAATAAGCCCGCAAAATATCAGGGCTTTAGCCATTCAAGATGGCAGTGACAATACGATTGAATTTAACTGTAAATCAGCCAAGGCGATTGAGTTATTTTTGAACGTCACAGCAGTTGGTGCTTCTGGAGATTACGACTTTTTCATAGATACTTCTCTTGGAAATCTCAATGACGGAGAACCCGTTTGGTTCCAACAGGCTACCGTCAATATCGCAGCAGCCCAAACAGTCAACATGCTCATCAATCGAATTGATCATGCCCTTGGCGAAAGATTCCGCATTCGTTGGGTGAAAACCACAACCACAGTCACATTCTCCCTGAAGGCTGCAATCTTAGAATAGGGGGTTTTTATGGGATTACTTCTAGCAGATGCTCAAGCAACTGTTGCCCTCTTTGTTAAAGATACAGCCCCTTTCTTATCAGTAGGTGACGATCAGAAAGCGATTGAATTTGCAATTGATCAATTAAATCGAGATTTGCCACTCACCACCGTTTCGGATGTTCCAGGTGATGGTACTCAGGATTATAGGCTTCCCGCTGCATTCATAAAGGGAATTTCAAACGTTTCGAATGTGGAATCGCCAGCGGGTCAAACACCCATTGTGTTGAAAACAAGAATCGATGATTGGTTTTTGTATGAAGACCCAACATTTTTGGCCGGCCAACAGCAGAGATTGAGATTCAATTTATCCACGCCAAGTTTTTCTAACATCTTGGAAGCTTTGGATGTGGATACGATTCTTTATCAATCAAGTAATGGCGCCATCAGATATACATTCAATGGATCGCCTGATCTCAGTGGGATTGTGGTGAACAGTGTTCTTTTTGCTGAGAGTTCAACGAATGCCAATAATGACGGAAGTTATTACATAAGCGCGGTGAATAATGGATCTAATTTTGTCGAAGTCACCAATGATTTGAGATCTGATGATTCTTTGGATGAGGCCAGTGATAGCCCTTCGACGGTGAAACTCAGAACGGTTGAAACAATTCGCATCAATTTCAATGGATTGCATTTCATAAGCACCACGGAGTCATCTTTGAACCAATCAAGTTTCAATGCGGTCTGTTACCTAGCCACATCATTGCTTCTTTACTCACTGTCAAATTTCATGAATGAATCAGTGAATAGGCAGATCAATGCCGACAGTGTGGATTATGCCATCAAGGCCCAGAACTACCGTATTTCGGCCAAAGACTTTGAAGACAAGTATAAAGTTCAGGTCGGCCTTAAGGGCAACATCAAGCCGGCCCAGGCATTGGTGGAGGCAGATATCAAATTCATGCATGGCGAAGATTTTATCTTTCACCCGAGTTTGCAAAGATAATGGCTACCGTTGAGATGAGATTGGTTAAAAGGCCAAAGAATATTCAGAACGATATTCCACAGGATATCTATGTTAGGGAATATTCTAGGGGTATTGCGGAGTCTCTGGTTTTGATGCGTGGTGAATTTGTGCAAGAATCTCCAGTTGGTGGAACGGCTGTTTTAAGAAATTCTTGGCAAACCAATGGCCCCGATGTGAGGGGTGATGTGATAAGTGGTGATGTGACAAGTGCCGTTGTTCAGGCCATAGTGGTCGATCAGGGCGCCAAACCCCACACTCCCCCAAGCGGTGATTCTTCTGGTTTGAAACAATGGGTTACTCGCAAACTGAGAATCACAGATCCAACCAGGGCAAGCACTGTGGCATTTTTGATTTCTCGTAAGCTAAAGAAGACTGGTTTGCCAAAAAGAAAGACATTCACCAATTCATTCAATGATCTGAAAAAGGATTTTGACAAGGCCATGGTGAGAGCTCAGAAGCGCATGGGCGATAGGTTGACTGAATAATGTCACAAAAACTCATATTGGCTGAAATCAAAACTCTATTGGAAAGTGTTACTGATATTGGAAATGTTCATGATTACATCAGATCCACATATTTTTGGGAGCAATTTTTTGGGGCCCATCAAGATGGAACTCAGGTTTTGACATGGGAGATATCAAGGATTGCAACACCGCAAGCACTTGCCAATGTTGGAGCTGTTGAAGATAACTATCATCTCACACACAGTTTTGCCATCGTTGGCCATATGTCATTGTCTGATGAACTTGCAACGGAAAAGACATTTCAAGATCTTTGCGATGCCATCCAAACTAAATTTCGTGGGGACGATAATTTGAATGGTACAATATTGCCAGTGCAGCCACCTAATAAATTGCAGATTAAATCAGTTGGACACGCTAACTATGCCGGTATTCTGGTACATCACGCAGTTCTGACGCTTGACGTAGTAGAAAGAGTTGGAGGATAAAATGGATAACGCAAACAAATCAAAAATCGAGCACAACAACACAAAGCCAGGTCTTTGCCGTAAAGGTGGATCATATACACATGACAAGGATGGTAAGCTTGTTGCTGGGCCAAAAGATAAACCGGCCAAAAAAGAAACTAAAAAAACGGTCAAAGATGAGGATGGTGGTAAATAATGGTATTTCTAACTAAAAGAAAACAGATTGCAGTAAAAATTGAAGCTGTCGAAGGCTCAGAGGAAACTTTGGCCGATATCGATGTAATCGCTCCAGTTTATAACGTTGAGTATTCAATCGACAACGTTCAAAATGACCGCTCTGAAGTGGTTCAGCCTAGTTTTTCAAGGCTTCCCCAGGTAGCCGGAGAAATCAATGCCACTCTCACATTCTCAACAGAATTAAAGGGATCTGGAACTGCTGGAACGGCACCGGCCCATTTGTCTGATTTGTTTCAGGCATGCGGATTGAGTGAAACCATTGTGGCTGTCACAAGCGTTACTTATGCGCCTGTGACCGAAGATATACCAAGCGTCACCCTTGAGATGCGCGAAGGTGCTGAAGGCTCTGTATTCAAGTCTAAGATCTTGATTGGTGCCAGAGGTACGGTGAAACTTGTTGCCACCAAGGGCGGCATCGTTATGTGTGAGTTTGAATTTAAGGGCAAATACAAGATCCCCACAGACACAGTTGCCTTTGCACAACCGGCACCTGGCGTTGTCCCCAAAACATTCCTTGGGGTGGCTCTCAGTATTCATGGCGTAGGTACTTTGAACATTCAAAACCTTACAATTGACATGGCCAATGAGATCATTCATCGGCCAGATGTCAACGATGCCACCGGTTACAAATCAGCCCTTTATGTTGGCAGACAGCCAAAAGTCGAAGTGGATCCTGAACAGGTGGCAGTTGGAACCATTGATTTCTTTGACAAAATCAGGGATAACTCAGAAGGCATTTTGACTTATGCTCTCACCGGATCGGCGGGAAACATAATGACATTTACGGCACCCAAGGCACAATTCATCAATCTCAGTGACGGGGATTCAGACTCGATCAGGACTGAAGAACTAGAAATGCAGTTGAACCAAGATGGTGATGAAGGTGACGATGAATTCACAATAGCATTCACATAATAAAAGCAGACCGAATAACTTAATCAGGAGCAAAAGGAGCACATATGGACATTCGGAAATTAAAAGAAGACAACAAACCAAAGCGATACAAAATCAGAAATTCTGAGGCTGTATTGCTTATTGTCAGCCCAAAACCAAAGGATTTGTCAGCCCTTAGAAAAAAATGCACTTTCAAAAAACGTGGAAGAGCTGGGCTTGCAGAAGAATTCAATTCAAAAAGATATGGCGAAGAGTGCGTAGACAGATTCGTTGTTGGCTGGGAGGGAATTCTTGATGGAGACACCCCAGCAGAATGTAATCGTGTCAACAAAATTCAATGTGATGAAGATTGGACTGAATTCAGCGAATGTTGGAATGAAGTTGTTTTGGGCATTGAGATTGAAGACGAGGAAGAGTCTGAGGAAGAAGTAAAAAACTTATAGCCTGGGCGCAATTTAATTACGCTCAGGAAAACAGATCTTTTTACGAACATTGCCATCAATGCTGTGAAGATGTTGATGGCGTTTCATGCTTGAGAGATATCAATGAAGATGGATTGTGTCAGATCAAAGATAAATCACCGGAACTTTCTCAAGAAAATGAGGTTGTTTTCAATATTTTTGATCAGGCATTTGGCACCGCAAATTGTATTGAGGGCGCGGATAAGAATATTTATTATGTCAAGCCAACAGATGTTGAGGCATTGATGAATATTCACAACGTTGATACTGATAGCAAATCGGAAATTATGAGAAGAGTTTTAATACTGCAAGGTATCTCAAACAAAGAAAGGCCGAATAGGCCAAAGGTTAGAGGAAGATAGTGGATCTAAAATACATACTCACAGTTGACGATCAGGGGACTCCCACTCTCAAGAAGTTTGACAATTCAATTGATAAATCGGCTAAAAAAACAGAAACCGCGGCCAGTAAGATGTCTAAGAGTTTTCAGAGAACTCAAAAGAGTGCAAGGCGTGTGGCTTTGGCGGTTACGGCCATAGGTGTTGCCACAGTCGCAATGGTTGCCGTTGTCGGCAGAAAACTCATAGAATTGGGTGATATCAATATAAATCTAGAAAACAGACTCAAGACAGTTACTTTGGGTTCTGAAGAACTACGAGCAACGTTTGAAAAATTGGCAAATATCTCAAATGAAACTAGGTCGAGTTTTGCGGCTACAACCGAGTTGTACGTTAGAACCACAGCAGCCACCAAAAGTTTGGGCATCTCCACGGAAACGATGTTTGAATTTATTTCCAAATTAAATAAGGCTGTTATTGTTTCTGGGGCAACTACCATTGAGGCTGAAAATGCCATTAGGCAGTTGACTCAAGGCATGTCTTCAGGGGCCTTGAGGGGTGAAGAATTGCGGGCTGTACTGGAGCAGTTGCCGGTGGTTGCTGCGGCTATTGAGGATCAATTGGGCATCACTCGTTCCGAGTTGAGAAAAATGGGTGAGGATGGCAAGATCTCAGCCGGTATTATCATCGAATCTATTTTGAACGCTGATAAAGTGATGCAAGATTTCGAAGCTTCTACGGTAACAACTGAACAAGCCATGACGGTTTTTAATAACAAATTGATCGTAGTCGGTGGAAGTCTTGGTAAGAAATTGAATCCAGTGGTGGCGATTTTCATTACCGCTGCATCCAAAGCCATTGAAAAAATTGACCAGTGGTCATCTGCAAATGACAAGTTAGTAAAATCAGGAATTATAGAATTCGCCAAATTTTTAGCAAATTCATTGATGCTTGTTGCCAAGGTGGCGATATCAATAGTCAAAATATTCAATGCGTTTGCTGCAGGGATTGATTTGATACAGGCTGGCTTTGCCGCAATGGGTCAGGTGGCTTCGTTGGTAGTAAAGGCCATTCTTTTTGGCCTGGCAAGAATAGGAGAATTCCTAACTGTTCATATTTTGAAAGATTTGAATAAGATCAGGAAGGGATTTCTACACGTTGAGCTTGGAATTGTGAATGCTCGTAGGGTGGCGGCGGGTTCTCAAGCAGAATTTAATTTTATGAATGCAAAGATCCTGGATATAAAAAGAGAACTGCTAGAACTTAACAAAGTAAAACCAACCGGTGCGAATGCTTTCAGTGCAGCTATGGATGAAGGCGTTAAAAAAATGGATGAAAACATCCAACTTATGCAAACATTCAGGACAGAGAACGAAGATTCTGCCTTGGCTGCTGCGGGGCACGCTGAAGCTCTTCAAGCGTTGAGTGATGGTGTTAGTAATTTGAACGATGAAATTCAAGCTAATTTGGACCAAGAACTTAGTGGCGGGAGTCCCGAAGTATTGAAAACTGAGATATTGGCAGATGAACTTCAAAAACGTGAAGCTTTGCAGAAACAATTTGCAGCCCGTGAAATGGAAAGAAAATTAGCTGTGGTCGAGCAAGAGAAAGTAGCGCAAGAGCTATTTTTTGCAGAGTTACACGCCTCATTTGCCGGTGACTTAGCCAAGAGAAATCAAACATTTTTTTCAGCTCAAAATAAACAGCTAGATCTTCTCAAGGCACGAATCAATGCCGAAAAAAACTTAGAAAAACGACAGGCATTGCAAAAAAAAGCTGCCATTGCCATGTCTACAGGGGCAATACTGACAATCTTGGAAGAATCCGGCGAGAGGGGATTTAAGGCGGCTCAGGCCATCGCAATAGCTGAGGGTCTTGTAAACACCTATAGTGCTGCCCTGAAGGTCTACAACACCGTAGGCGGTGGTTACTGGGGAGCGGCGGCTGCGGCGGCCACGGTGGTAGCTGGACTGAAACACGTTGATAGTATTCGAAAGGCCAAGCCAGGTGGTGGTGATGGCGGTGGAGCTGGTGGCGGTGGTGGCGCCGGTGGAATTAGTGGGCCTCCTTCTGGGGTTGGTGGTGATGCTAGCTTCGCTCCTGAACTAGCGTCTTTCACTGACCCCGTTTTATCAAACGCACAACAGGGTCAGCAACTTACTGTCAACATTCAAGGATTCGTTGGGGACGAGGCTCAGTTAACCAGTGCTTTGGCTGAGATCATTCAAGATGCCTCAGATGACGGCGTTGATTTTGGATTTACGACATCTGTATGATAAATTTCTGTTTTAATGTTTCAAAAGGCGAACTTTTATGAGTGGTGCAATTATAGGAGCCAATTCAAGACTTGATTCGGATACGGTGGTGGTATCTCCTGTTGAGAATACCAACTTTCCAGCCATCAATCTTTCAGATGATAGGACTTACACTATTTTCAAACCAACTTCAGCATCATCCACAGTGACCATCACCACAGATGCCGGAGTGGGGAATACAGTTGATGTCGATTATTTCATGGCACTGGCCCATGATTTCTTTGATCCGGCCTCAGATGGTAATGGCGCCGTAGATATTGAATTTGAGCATAGCGCTGACGATATAAGTTACTCATCAATATTCACTGAAACAGGTATTTTGGATAATAAAATCATCCTTCGAAAATTCACCGAAGCCACAAATAGATATTTCAGATTATCAATAACAAGGGTGGCCACGTTCATTCCCTTGATTGGTCAGCTTCAATGGGGAAAGGCTGTGGTATTCCCGGCGGGATCAATTCATAAATCATTTGATCCACAGATGGAAATTGTTAAAAATGTCACTTCCAGATCGCAATTAGGTCACATTCTCGGAGCAGTTCGTTTCTACCAAGAAAGAAGGGCTGATATTAAGGCCAAGTTGATGACCAATGCTTTTGTCAGAGATGAAACTGTGGGAGGGTTTCAAGACTTTTGGGATAATCATGGGGTTTTATTGAAGCCCTTTGTTTGGTCTTGGAATGCGGGCAACCCGGGCAATTTCGAAAAGGATTCTTTCTTTTGCCAAATTGATGAGAAAAAGGGTGTGAGAAGGCCTATTGTGACTCCGCTTGACGTTGGATTCAGAGATTTGCAATTCTCAGTAATCGGTGTTAAAGAATAATGCCTACAGCAAGTTATTTAGCGGAGCTTGCCAAGGTTTCTAGGGAACAAATTTACCTTGTTCGAATAACTGTTGCTGGAGATGTTGCCGGAAGCACCACATTCAAATTTTCACCATCGAATGCAAATCTTATCAGCGTACAAATTGGCGAGGATGTCAGGCCTTATATGAGAAAGTTCACTGGCCGACCTGTACGAATCAGGCCAGAAACTTCAATCACTGAGAATGCCAGCATATCAATAACATTCTTTGACGATGAGGATGCACCCGATTTTGATTCATCGGTTTTCAGTATTTTCACAGGCGGTTCATTCTGGAAAAGATTGATTTTGGCCCAACCAGCTATTATTGGTTCAAAAGTTGAATTATTGCGTGGTTTCAAGGAAGACGGCTTTTTAGAGTCTGATTTCGAGGTTGTGTTTTCCGGTCGTTGGGAGGATTATAAATTCAATAATGATCGAACAATAACGATAAAATCCAAAGATCTTCAGGTTTTGACAAATGTGGAGGCGCCAAGTCAAATCAGTGAAGTTAATTTGATTTCTGGGGCAATAACTGCTGTCGATATAACTTTTAATGTTGATGACAATACCGAAATTACCGATCCCGATTCATTGGGTTCAAAGGATCAAATGCCGGTTGTTATCAGGATTGATCCCGGTGGCGCCAATGAAGAAGATGTGATTATTAAGGGCTTTTCTGGAAGCACTACGGTTTTAGTGCAAGATAATTTCCTTGAATTTTCGGAAGATTTCACTGATGTAATATGGCTTCCAACTGGAACGACAACGGTTAACGGTGCATTTTCAGTCGGCCCTTTTGGAGTTGATTCGCTATCAGATCAATTACTTTTCCCCGCAGTCAATGACACGATTTTTCAAAATCCTCCTGTATCCAGTTTGGCAAGTCAAACATGGGTTTTTTCTGTTTGGTTGAGATCTTTGGCCGGTGGAACCATTACATTAGAAGTTGATGAAGCTGGTGGGGATAATTTCTCATCCCAGGTTACAGTTGATGAAAAATGGGTAAGACATGAGATTGTTGCGGCTTTCACAGGTGGTGCAGGAACCGATGTTGATTGCATTATCAAAAGGGATACGGGTGATTTAGCCAGTGTTCAAGTTCATGGGGCCCAATTCGAAAAGAGCGCATCTAGGGGCTTCTATGTGGCCACAGAAGGCGTTGGAACAGTGGGTTTTGATGCCGGTCGAGGGGCATTTTTAACAGATCCCGCTACCCATAGCGATGATGATGCATTTTTAGAAGTCATGATTTATCAGCAACGACTCACCGAAGAAGGTATTTCACCGGTAGTAATCCTTAGAGATTTAATATCAAGATCTGGAATCGGTGATGCCGATATCGATTTGGATATTTTTAATGATGAATTCGATGCTGATACAGAGTTGTCTTTCAGGCGTGCTCAGTCAACTGCAGGTGTCGATACCACGATTATTTCTCCACAAACTCTTACTTCTTTCATCACAGAAGTTAGAAAACAATCATTAATCGATGTTTGGGTGAGTGAACAAGGTAAATATAAGGCCAAATCACCATTGACTATTCGACCAGGTGATACCGTTCGAATATTTACTGATGAAGAAAATATAGTTTACAAATCGAGTAGTCTTGAAGGCAATACAAAAGATCGTGTCACCCGGGTACTTATTTACTACAACATCGTTGTCGATGTGGATGGTAGTGAGCCAAGCCATTTCTCAAATGTACGAATAAATGTAGATATTGGGGTTGAAGCAGATTCAGGGCCAAAAGTTAGGGTCATATTTTCAAAGTGGATTTATAGAGCTGCTGAAGCCTCTCAAGTGGCCGAAAGTATTACTTCCCGTTTCCGGAGAGGGGCCAAGCGAGATAATTTAGCCTTTGATATAAAGGATGATGCTGATATTATTGTTGGTAGCGTAGTTGCTTTGAATTCTGAGGATATTTTACTTACAAATTCAGATGGAAGCATTGGAAGGGGAAATTCATTTTGGCAAGTTACTCAAAAAATTCAGAAACGAGAAATGGGTCAAATTCAAGCGGAGTTGGTTCTGATCTCAGAAAAGAGAATCGGCTTTATTTCTCCAGAAACAATACCTGGAGGTACATTCCCAGATGATATCGACAATGCGAGTATACAGCAGCTTGTTTATGGTTTTATTGGCACAGCAGCGCCGGCCAACAAAGTGAACAACGGAACAAAAGACGGGTATGTGATTTTATGAATTTATGTCGTACTGAGCAATTTGGTGAATATATAATCTACAGAGATTCCTTCTGTAAGATGTCCCCGAATGACCTCTTCAGTCGTATTGTATTTTTTCGCCCAATCGGGAATAGAAAGAAGTCTGCCTTCAAATTCAAGGTGTTTATATCTTCCTTGATACCCTCTGTTCGCCACTTGCTGGCTAGGTGTTGCCCAACGACAATTCTCTTTACAGTAGCCTTTGTAATTGTTAATACGGTCAATCGAATGCTTTGCGGTGGGGCGATCTCCCATGTCTTCGAGAAAGTTTTCAAACTTAAGCCAACGATCATCTTCAATCTTTATGCCTCGACCTCCATATTTAGGATAGGCAGTATTTTTATTATTGTTACATCTTTGAATCATTTGACGCCATACACTATAAATTGGATCTCTAGATCTGCCGTGTTTGGTCAATCTCTTAACCAGATTCTCAGCCTGAAGACAACCACAGCTTTTACTTTGACCGTTCCTCAAAACTCCTTGGCCAACTCTTTTTTCCGTTCCACACTCGCAAACACAGATCCAAAATTTATTATGGTATTTATTGGCACCCCAGTACTCTTTTACCGTCCATCTTCCAAAAATTTCACCAATCACAATAAGCCTCCCTTGAGCAGTTTTCATATAAGTTATTATAGAGAAAGGGGCCACTAGTGTCTATTGACGGATTCGACTTTACAGTTATCGCAAACGGCAGAATTGATCCAGATTCACCACTTAGCACCGATCTGTTCACGCATATCCGTGACAATATGGAATTCTTAAAGTTATGGCTTGGCAAAAACTATGTTGGTGCAGCCGTTGCCGATCATAATCATGATGGTGCAAATTCTAAACAAATCGATGCTGGCGATCTTTTGAATAGTGTTGGTGATTTTGTATGGGTTGATACAGCAACAGCAGCTTTCACCGATGGAAGTGGTGGCGCCGCCGGTGTTGTAGATGTATCAAGTTTTGTTCCAGTTGGAACGGAATCAGTTCAACTGCAAGTAGATTTAATTTGGACAACAGGGGCAGTTAGTATTGGTTTTCGAGAACCAGGGACAGGCACCTATAGAACCGTACTTGATGGAACTCCAAGTGTTGCATTGAGAACAGCCTTCCCTATTATTCCTGTCAACTCTTCTAGAGAGATTGATAGATCATCTGCTGTTGATTCTGGTAATTCTGTAAGCGCAATTGTGAGGTCTTATCAATTATGATTATTAATACAATTTATAACTGTTCAAAAATTGAAGAAATTACTAGCGATGATGTTGTGGTTGGATACTGTGTGCATCATTCAGATTTTCCAGAAGGAAAGCTAAACGGTATTTCTGGTAATTTGAAGCGCTTCCCTGTAGGTGATTTGATGGGTTTCAAATCCTTTTTTAAGGACAATAAAGGTAAAACTATTAAAAGAACTGACGGACGATGTATTGGCAGAGGCCATAAAAAAATGAATCGTTCAAATATAAGTGAAGTTGTTAAAGATGGTGGTGAAGTCAAATCTTTTAAGATGGAACTTTTCTGTGAAAGAGAAGATGAAAACGAATACAGGATTTATACGAAGGCGGCTGAATAATGGATAAAGCTATAGTTGAAGCAGGGATCGCCGTGGTCGTTTGTGTGTATGTGATCCAAAAGCTTTTTGAACTGATCAAGTATCTTTTCAGTAAAAAAGAGGTTCGGGCAACGGAACAACATTGCGGATTTCAGAAGGTTGAATGCACTGCTGAAAGTAAGGCTGTGAATGATATTCGGGTGAAGCAGACCAACGATCAACATGAAAAAATGATTGAACTCATGACCACTGCGACAACAACCTTGGCATTGATGAATGAAACCACTAACAGTACGAATGCAAAATCTGCCAGGATTGAAAAAGATGTCAATTTCATCAAACAACAAATGACCTAATGATTTTTACCAAAGGAGCAATTATGCGAAAAATAAATTTGATAGTGCTGGTCTTATTGGCCATGGTTTTAACCGCGGCTGATGGCTGTGATGATCGTGTCAGCGTTCTAGTTAAAGATGGCATACAAAACAAAGAACAGTATCAGGCTGCAGGAAAATCAGTTTATGCGACAGTAAAAAATACAGATATTGACAACGAGTCAAAGTTGGAAACCGCTGTAAATGTCGTTGATTCTATGAGTGATGTGGTGAATACCGTTGCTTTCATCCCAGGTGTGAGCGGTTATGCAAAACCCATTGGAGTCGGTTTGACTGTTATCAGTTCAATCATGGCTTTTTTTCTTCGTAGAGAACAGAAGAAGGTTAAGGTTGTAACTGCAATTGCTGAAAATTACAGCCAAGGCTTAGATGTTGCTCGAATGGATGGGGATGAAAAAGGCGTTGTTCATGTTGAAGTTTTGGAAAAATTTCTTAATCAAGAAACTAAAGATCACTTCAATGCAACCGGTGGAACTGTTTTAGAGTAACAAACTATTAGCCAATCAACTAAATCTAAAGGCTATCTGAAAGGGTAGCTTTTTTTATGTTAAAAATTTTCTTTTGCCAAAACAACTAATGTCAACACATGTAATAATTGGTCAAAGCCAATGGTCGAATAAAATAAATGATCTTCCCAGTATTTGAAAGTCTCTTTATCCTCTTTGCGCCTAAACCATTTGTAAGCGTTCCATATATTTTTATCAATAATCATGTGGATTAAAGCGTTTAATCCTGCGAATACCGGTCCCCAATATAAGAAGCAGCAAAATATAATTGAAATATGTTCGGCCATAGCCATACCATCAGACGATTTATTCTTAGCTACCCAACGCCTTTGTAGTAAAAAATCCGAAATAAAATGAATAATGAGTAGTTTAATTATCATCTTTAGCCAACGTCCTTTCTATCGCGTTTTTTAATATGGGCTCAATGCGTCCTATATATTCCTTAAGCGAATCCCGCTCGGCTTCGAGTAACTTTTTTTCAGCTTCTAATAATTTAACCTTGTTTATTAATTGCCCTGATTCCATTTCTTATAAACCTCTCTTAAAGAACATAAGAGTCAAAATTCAATTTATCTAAAACTTACTTTTAAATATATAGCTCATAGCTCGGCGCTCGTATGCTTCGTCGCTCCCCACTCCCATGTGGAATATATTGTCAAACGATAAATTTCTTGTCAATTGTGGTAATCACTAACTTAATCATTTTTGTAAAAATTAGTGCTGGCTAACTTATTAAGTTAATACGCACTAACTTTAGTAGATTTTAAATAAAGTCATAAATTACTTGAATTAAATTAAAGCTTCAGTCATACTTATTTCGTGATGCAGATGAAAACAACCAATAAATATTTGAAACTTTAGGCTTGAGCCGTTAACTCTGGTATTCGTACCGGTCTGCATCACAGCGCGGCTCAAGTCTAATTTTATGGAAGGCGATTCTATGGATGAACGATTTTTATTTAGAGCTTGGGATAAAGTAAATAAAAAAATGGTCTATGATTTTTGGGATACGCCATATTATAAACATCGTGTTATTTGCCACTTTCTTATCATTGATTGCATGCAATCTACAGGGATAAAAGATAAAGATGGAAAAGAAGATGACCAGCTTTGCTATGAAGGTGATTTAATAACAGGCCACAGAACTTATCATCATGGCCGAGGAACAGAATGTTTTAAGAATTCCCAAGTCATTTTTAAAGACGGTTCATTCAAAGTGAAACCTGTGAATTATGAATACTACGTTCATTTGAGTGATATTGATTTTGAAATCGCTGGAAATATACATGAAAACTCAAATTTACTAGAGGTAAAAAATGGGTGATATAGCTGATGGAATCATCGACGGAACGTTTTGCCAAGAGTCAGGCGAATACATTGGGGAACCGTGTGGTTATCCTCGCACAGCAAAGTTCATAACTGAGGGAGTTAAGTACCCCACAAAGAAAAAGAAGCAATACAACAGCACAAAAAAAATGTGTGAGTGTGGCCGGTTGCCCATTCACTTCGGACAAAGAAAAAAGAATTGCCATCTGTGCCGTAAAGATGCTCATGAATTGTTGCAAGAAAAAAGGAGGCCAATTGAAAATTTGTGAAACCGAAGGGTGTGACAGGGCAATAAAAGATAACTTTACATTTTGCGAAGTTCACCCATACAATTTACCTAACGGCTGTTGGTTTCTTATTGGCCTTATGATTATTGGTTTAACTTGTTCAATTATGGCGGCTATGTATGCCTTTATAAAATGGTGTGTTGTATGAAAACCGAATACCGCCAATGGATAAATGAAAACGTCAAAGAAGCTTATGGAAAATGTGTAGAGACTACCTTGGCCATGACAAAAGCGTTTCCTGAGTTGATCCGAGTACGTGGACATTATCAATGCCCTTTAGATGGTAAACGGCCTCATTGGTGGCTGAAAACGTCTGATGGCGGCATTGTAGACCCAACGGCATCCCAATTTTCCAGTGGAGGCGTTATGGGCGAGTACGAAGGGTGGGTCGAGGGATCGCCGGAGCCAACAGGGAAATGTATGAACTGCGGTGGGTACTGTTACAACAATTCAAATTTTTGTACTCAAAAGTGTTTGAATTCGCTGTCAGATGCAAACGGATGGGAAAGGTGTTTATTGAAATGAATGATAGATTTAAGTTTAGATATGTCTGGAAACACAAAGACACAGGAGAGATCAAATTTGTCATTCATGACTTACAAACCATAGAATCAACAAATCCTGTGCTCGGCCTTCAAATGGAGGGGTGGAGATTGATAAGCCGTGACTTCTCAACCGGCCTAAAATCCAACAGTGATAAGCTGATCTTTGAGAGGGATTTTGTTGATTTTACTTACTGGTGGTTTGATGGAAACGAAGCGGAAAGTCATCTTCAAGGCGAAATAGTTTATTTAGAAAACCTCATGTCATTCGGCCTTAAGCACGTTAAAAATTCAGATTGGTGTAAACACACTGGCGCAGATAGAGAAGTGGGAGACACAGACGCATTTGGAGTATGGACGTTTGATGAGGCTGATTTTGAAATTATTGGAAACAGTCACAAAAACCCAGAATTATTAAACGATCAGAACGGGAAAAGGATTGAGAAGTGAGTGAATCTAAAGTAATCCAAGTTATAGAGACAAGTTCATTGAGGCCCACGAAAGACGGAGGGCGAAAGCACGTTATTGAGTATTGGTCACTAAAAGGCACATTACTGGCTGAGCTTGACCCTGAAAATATGCCAGAAAACTATTATAAAAAGGAGCAATAATGCACATTCAAAAACTAACAACAGAAAATTTCATGAAGGTCAAATTCGCAGAAGTGAACTTTGATGAAGAGGGCAATCTAATCATCGTCGGTGGCAACAACGGACAGGGTAAAACAAGCTTTTTGAACTCGATTGAGGTCTTACTGAATGGCGCAAAATCATTGCCCCCAGAGCCTTTGAGAGAGGGTGCTGAATCAGGCCGCATCACCGCGGAACTTAAATCCGAAGAGGGCGACCCATACGATGATTTGATTGTTGAAAGAACAATTGGCGCAGACCGCAAAACAAGCTTGAAGATCAAATCAAAATCTAAAAAAGGTGTGAAATACACCCAATCAATGCTTTTTGAAATTATTGGAAAGCTGGCGTTTGATCCCTTGGCATTCAAAAACATGGAAGTCAAAGCCCAGGTTGAGCACCTTAAGAAAACCTTTGATATTGATCTGTCAGACCTTGAAAAGAAATTCACTGAATCTTTTGAGGAAAGAACGGAACTTAACCGCGATATCAAATCACTTGAAGCTCAGTTTGAGGCCAAGGAACATCACAAAGATGCTCCAAAGGAAGTTGTGACCGTCTCACAACTGTCTGAGGATCTAGAAGCGGCCAGAAAACACAATAAAGAGAACCAGGAAAAGACGGATGCTTTGAGGGATTTAAGGGGTGATCTTGAAGAACTGACCGAACAAAAAACACAGATGATTGAAAACGTCAAAAAACTGAAAAAAGAACTCGCTGACTTTGAAACAGATGTCAAAGAACAGGAAAAGTCAGAAAAGACAACCGCCGAATTGATAACAAAGGCCGAAAAAATTGTTGAAAAACTTGAAGATGAAAAACTTGATGTTTTCCTCAAAAAAATAGAAACTGCCGAAGAAGAAAATGACAAGGTGCGATCCAACACTATTCGCAATGATCTTGAAACAGATATCAAAACAAAGACGGCTGTTGCAGATGGTTTGACCGAAAAGCTCGATGGCCTAAGAACGGAAAAGAAAGACCGCCTTGCCGCCGTTGACTTCCCAGTTGAGGGCCTTGGTTTCAATGCCAATGGCGTCACCTTTAAAGACCTTCCATTTGAACAAGCATCAGGTGCCGAGCAGTTGAAAATCTCGGTGTCTATTGCCATTGCAGCCAATCCGAAACTCAAGGTATTCTTAATCCGCGACGGCTCACTACTCGACAAAGAAAATGTGAAGATGATCGCAAAGATGGCCGAAGACTTTGGCTGCCAGGTTCTTATTGAAATGGTTGGCGAAGAAAGCGGCATGACCATTGTTTTTGAGGATGGTTTGATTAAAGAAGTGGCCAAGAAGGAAAAGGTGAAAAATGAAAAATGAAGCGGTAGATTTTGAAATTGATGGCGAGAACTACATTGGCGGCATAAAGATTAAGGAGTTTGAGGTTGGGCTTCAGATCACTCAAGATAGCGGCATCGTAACAACGTCTATATCAATAGGTGAGGCACAACAGCGAGAGCTTTGCACGTTCTTAATGAAGAAATTCAGGGCGTGTAGGGATATGAAGGACGAAGCGGAATTAAGTCGTCGCCTAAAAGAAATGATGCCAGTTGAAATTAAATATGAAGGCAATGACGCAGTTCTATTAGACCCAAGGGCA